AGTGAAAACTTTGCAAGTCTTGGCTTTAATGCCGTCATAACTTTTTGTGCATCGTCCCAGTACTGGAACATAATGATAAAGTCATCTGCATATCTGACATAATAAATTTGTCCTCTAATATGCTTCTTTACTGCGGTTACCCACAAGTCAAGCACATAATGCAGATACACATTCGCCAGAATCGGGGATATTTGCCCACCCTGCGGTGTCCCCTTATCACTTTCATGATATTCTGTTCCTTCCATGATTCCCGCAATCAGAAACCGCTTTACATAACGCAGAAAATTTTTGTCATCAATATCATTTGCGAGAAACTTCATCATCCAGTCATGATTTACATTATCAAAGAATCCTCTGATGTCTGCTTCCAGCACATAATTAACCTTTCGGCACATTATCACTTGATTGATATATGCTACTGTGTCATGAGCACTGCGATTCGGGCGGAATCCCATGGAACAGTCAAGGAATCTTGGCTCGTATACCTGATTCAGTATATCTGCCATTGCTCCCTGTACAAGTCTGTCCTCATAAGCTGGTATTCCCAAAGGTCTCATTTTCCCATTGCCTTTGTCGATATAGGCTCTGCGTACTGGTAATGGTCGGTATTGTAACTTCTTCATTTCTTGTACCAGTTTACCAATATTTTCATTAACATGGGTTTCATACCTCTGTTTGTCCACCTTATCGATACCGGGGGCTTTATGCAGCTTTTGATGTCTATGCTGTGCCATAAGATTTTGTTCATTGACATTGTGCATCAGATTCTGCACTTTTGCGTATCGTCTGGATTGGCTGCTTATTCTCATTGAGTTCGTTTCCATCTGATTTGACCTCCTGTGTCACACATGTTTCTTCTTTGAGAACGATTATTTGCTGTCCCCTTCACTCCATCTGCTTTCACAGACTTCGCAGTTATTATGAGACAGTCCGACTTCTGACAGACCATCGGAATTTCTCCGCACTTTATGTACTTCAATTTTCCTACCTCAACTTAGGAATCCGTCAGACCTCCCAGGTATGCATAAGATACCTTGTATACTCGCCACGCCCTCGGACCCCGGTGGAATCAGCAGTTTCTCGCCTAACAAATCTGCTGATGCTGTCTGCTGCAACAATGACTGCATCGACTTCCGCTAACAACATAAATTACGGGGCTCTATAGCTTCACGCTTTCGCATTGCGGCTCTCATACTCCATTGCCTACGCTTAAATCTAACCTCACGGCTTCAACTCCAAGGCTATGTACTGACTGCTTGCTATGCTTTATCAGGTCGAGAATTTCACCCGACTATATCTTATGCACCGAACTGGCGCACCATTGTAACCATGTTACCATACAAATTCAATGATAGCAAGTCATAACGAAAAAATATACTGCACAAATATATGGCTCAGATTTTGTGTACTATATTTCTTCGATACGAGCCACAGCCCCCTTGAATCAGGGGCTGTTTGGAAAGAGTGAGGAAGGTTTATCTTCCCGTCATACTTTCCCATTCAAATTCGCAGGCGTTTTCGTACTCCTCATCGAAAAGGGCATCGTCATCGATTTCCTTTTCCGTAAAGTCGATGCTGTCGATTTCCTCAAAGGTCGTTCCGTTTTCCTCGGCATCTGCCTTTGCAAGGCTTTCTGCGTTTTCCTCAACCCATGCGGTGAACTCCTCGTTGTCCATCCTGTCCTCGTTTTCAATCTCCAGTTCGTATTCGTAGTCCGCATCGAACCAGGTGATGACCGCCTTTGTGATTTCGGTTCTTTCGTTCCAGTCCGTTCTGTTTGCCATTGCTCTTGCCTTTGCGATTCCGTATGCTACCATTGTGTTTTTCCTCCGTTTTTTTGGTTGTTTTCCCTTTCGGTAACTGTATATTACCATACCTTTCGGCGTATAGCAAGCGGCTAAATGTACAGAACATAAGGCGATATTTCCGCTGTATATTTGGTGGATCTGACACTGGATAAACTTGCTTTTCTATGGTAAAATACAGTACAATGGAAAAGGCATCTCGGAAAATCGCAGCTACCAACCAAGCCCCGCACAGTTCGCCTGTGTGGGGCTGATTTTGACTTTGGGCAAGTTTCCGGCAAGTGTTCTGAAAGCCCACACAGGGCAAACAGGGCGGTTACATGGGGAACTTTCGGTGCATTACAGACAGGATTTTCTCCCGTTCCTCCGTGGAAACGCCGATGCTTTCCAGTGCCTGCCGAATGCCGCAGTCCGGGCAAATGGGCGTTTGGTTGTCCGTTCTGGAAAGTGCAGGCACACCAGAATATGACTTTCCGCAAAGTGGGCAGATTGCCGAAATTGGCTTATCCGTTTTCATGGTGGTACACCTCCCGTTCGCTGATGTCCATGGCTTTCCGCAGGTGTTTCATGTCAAAACCGAACTGGCGGTATCCGTCCACACAGGTGCGGATGTAGGCAGAAGTGGGAATGCCCAGTTTCCGTTCCTCGTGCATGATATACACAAAGGCAGTCAGCTTTTTTCCGGTTTCTGCAAGAGGAAGTTCCAGTTCCGTTTTGTAGTAGAAATGGGGATACCCCTCATAGCGGTCAAGGGCAAGTTCATCTCGTTCCGACACCGACCAGACTGCTGCCGGAACGATACAGCCCTGCTTGGGCTCGATGGTCAGATAGGAGCCGGTCTTGCTTCCTTTGAACAGCAGCTGGTAATTTGGGATCTCCGCAGTCCCCACAATTCTGGCATCCGGGCAACGGAACTGCATCTGTTTCACGTTCAAATTGCTGCCGTAGGCAAGGTAAAACTTTTTCATGCAATCAAATCCTTTCTGAAAGGGATACCCTTTCACCACCATAAGACCGCCGAAGCGGTCTGGTGTAGCTGGTAGCAAAAGGCTGTCTCTTTATCTGCCGAACCGGAAGGCTGCATCGCCATCAAGGTTCTTGGTAAGAAAATTTCTCGCAGTGGCGAACTCCTCGCCGACCAGTCCCAGCCGAATCAGCCATGTTCGCATGGCGAATTTCGGGTTTTCCGTTTGCTGTGGTTTCGGGCTGGCTGTTCGCAGTCCCTTTGCCATTTCGGAAAGGGCAAGGCAAAGTTGTATGTAGCTTTTCAGCTGTCCGGCATGAAGTCCGTTTTTCCTGCCGTTGGCAGGCTTGTCGAATTGAAATAACCGGAATTCAATTGTGCCTTTTGTAAAAGTTGCGTGATAGTTCAGCATGTGGTATCGGCTGTCGTTGTAGTGCTGATTTCTGCCGTAATTTGCACCGTTCGCCGTATACCAGATGTCTGCGAACTGTGCCATGTTGGTGGGCTTTTTCCGGTTCAGCTGTTCGATGAATTGGGGATTGACCGTTCTGCAATATCGGTTCATTCTGCCTTGGTCGATTTTCAGGGCATCTGCAATCAGTCGTTCATGGCTCGCCATAAGGTTGGCGAGGTTTCGCAGGGTTTGCGGTGTGTGTCCGTTGGCACCGATGTGAATGTGTACTCCGGCTCCGATGCCTGCATGGCTGATTGCACCAGCTTTTCTGAGTTTGCGTACCAGTTCCTGCAAGGTTTCAATGTCCTCGTATTTCAGAATCGGCGTGACCAGTTCGCACTTTTCGGCATCGCATCCTGCAATGCTGACGTCTTTCTGGAATTTCCATTCTCTGCCCTGTGCATCCCATGCCGACCAAGTGCTGTAGCCGTTTCGGCTGGCG